GGAAAAATCGATTTTTATCTTGATTTGATCAACGTCATCATTACCACCACCTAAAGTATTTTCGATAGCGGTCAATCTGGTATAAATCGGAATTCCTGTCCCAAGATTAGTATTTCCGACTTCCATCCTCAAATCATATAAATCAGACGTCAATTGACCTACATCTGACTGCGCCCATGAATTTTCGAGCGCGGTTATACGCTGAGTGTTTAGAGACACTGCTTGATTTACTTGACTAAACCGATACTTTAATCCCGAACCTATCGAAGAAGGAACAGAATTACCGTTTATGTCGAAGCCTGGATATGCACCTAATTCGGTTTTTACCCAATACAAATCACCATATACGGATCGAGTTGTGTTGTCATCCAGATATCGATGGCCAAGCTTTTCCGAAGTTGATTCTGAAAGAGAAAGAACACCTGCTAAATTAGTTTCAACCTCGCTAATATCTTGCTTGACAGCTAAAATATCATTAGAATTAGCATTGATTTGGTCAATTACCGTATTATCACCGATTACGCCCAAGTTATCTTGGATAATATTTACCGCATCGACAATCTCATTGATTTTTAAGAATGACTGGGCTTGGTCTTCGTCTAACTGAACAACGTTCTGTTGAATATTAAGTGGAGCCCTGTTGTAAACACCATCGTTAGATGTTTGGGTGGAAGCGGCCGAAAGCCGCTCTCCGTTTTTAATCCAACCAATTCGAAGTTGACCATCACCTGGAGTAGTATCAACATAAGGAATAACTCCTTTCGTGATTTTGTCTATCATATTTTTTCCTCGAGTTTTTCTAATCTGGATTTAAGCTCTTTATTAGCCTCAATCAGTAATGCGATGAGAGACATTGGAGAAACAGTAAGAGTTCCGTCGTCAAGTGTTTTGACGCCTTCTGGTAAAACTTTTTGCAATTGCTGAGCAAAAATACCTGCCTCTTTGCCTATCACAGTATCGTCAGTCAAAGATTTATGTTTTGTGTAAATCCCAGTGTCAAGGCTATCTATCTTCGCAAGTGCATCTTTGATAGGCTGAATATCGGTTTTTAATCTAGCATCGCAACGAACATACATATCGTTAATGTCGATGTTCCCGGCTAGCCATAAATGACCACCTGGCCTAAGTGTCGCAATTGTGGTATCTACACCACCGGCACGAGTTGTCCATCTAAAATACTCGTTGTTATTGTCTCCAACAGCAAAAAGCAAATACGAATTCGTGTCAGCGTCACTATCGTTTTTGAATGTTATAGCAGCCAAATTGGTATTTCTATTCCACAAAATTCCTTGATTGTTTTCTGTGAAATTGATATTACCAGTCATTGTGCCACCTGAGCGATACAACACCTGGGCATTAGCAGAAAGAGCCGTATTCGCTTGTGAGCTTTCAGTATTAAGAAGGCGAACTAATCCTTTTTGAGTGCTAGTAGCATTCAATACAGCAAGTTTAGCTGGAGTAATAACGACAGTGTTATCAGCTAATGCTAATGTTTGCGAATTTGTTGCTACTTTAAACAATCCAGCTGAGCTTTCCGTACCCGCCATTCTCGACAGTGTGTATGGACTAACGGCATAGCCATCTCTAAGAACTCCTGCTAAAGCTTGAGCCACAGTGGCCAAACGAACAACTCCGTCTGAGCTTTCTGTTGCAGTTCCCCATGCTTCTGAGAAATGCGCAATAGCCTGCTTGGTCTTAAGAGGAGTCATAGCAGTGGTATCGTCGGTGCCAGACAACGCTTGGGCAGCGGTAGATATACGGATTGTTCCTCTTGCCGCTTCAGTAGAACCTTTATTTGCAATGACATGACCTAGTTTCGAAGGTGTTATTGCAGCGGTGTTAATAGATAAGGCCAAAGCTTCGGCGCTTGTCGCGTAACGAGTATTACCAACAATGGACTCGGTAGCCTGAGGCGTCTGCATCGCAATTCGCAAAAGATTTGGGGTGATAACAGTGTTGTTACTTGTGCCAGCTGATGCTTCAGCTGCAGTGGCAATTCGAATGATACCGGGCACATTCTCGGTTGCTATCGGCAGACCATTAACAGTTAATGCCCATGGCGCTATTTCATTCAATGCGTCTGATACGGTTTCAACTGAACTGGGCCAATCTGGCCCAGAGAAAAATACCGAATCCGCTGAATCCGAAATATGATATTTGATATTGTTATTCATTAACCAATTCTCTTGAAGTAGTAAAGCTCAAATGGACCGGTTACTGATCCACCAGTAAGAGTTTTTGACTCTTTACCCATATATTCCCAATTACCATATCCAGGCTTTCCGGGAACAGTAATTTCACGTTGAACAACAATTCCCCAACTGCTAAAACTTTCGATATTCCCATGCTCAGCCGAATCAATGAATTGCACTTCTATGATGGGAGTTGTTGTACCAGATTGTCTTTGAACAGAATAAAACAAAATGCCAGCATCTCGCATTTCTTCAAATTTTGTCAGAACAATGTCGCATACTGCATCAGCGTTAGTTCCGGCGTCAATAATGAAAGGTATGCCATAAACTGTAATGACTGATTTATTAAATTCAGAAGGAAGAACACTTCCGCTAAATGTAAGCATCTCAGCTTGACGAACACCTTCTGGGGAAACTTGAACATCTGAAGTATATATCGCGTTAATAGGCAACATTGTCAGTGTTTGGAGTTCGTCGATAGCTGATTGCACGTTTGGATAGTTCACACCGTTGATAAATGAGTCTACCGTCGGCCCACCTATATTTCGGGCACTCATTACTTGGGTGCCCGGTTTAGTCAGATACTCAATATGAGTTGCTTTTCTAAAGATGTTGTGTGCACTGTCTAATGTTTTTGAAATCATTATCCCACCCTTACCCATTTGTATGCTGTAATTATCGGAGGAAGAATATTAATGTTTCCTGGCGATGTATTTCCTTTATTTACAGCAAGAACTGATTCTACGTATTTCGTATAGCCAGGGCCAGATGCATCAGGGTCAACTTGACAACCGCCAATAATAATATTCCCTTCATCGTTTGCTACCAAAACTTTATCAACTGAAACAAGCTCGGGTATATTCTGAGGAATTAATTCAACAGATTTTGAACCATATGTTCCGCCTGCAGTATGACTGGGATTACCGAGATTGTCAAGATCATTATTGTTTAAACCAAATTCAACATCCGCTTGATTTGACGTCCATCCTGCAACCAAACGACCTTCGGCATATCTTTTCCATACACCAAATCCCATGTAATCACGCGGGTTGGCGGAGTTATTAGCATTCTCGTATATCGTCCCGATCGGATAGAAAATATCAAACATTTGTTGAATATTTTCGATTCTCCCATTGAAAATTCCGGGAATAACTTGAGCTGTGCTTTGGCTAGGATTGCCGAAGTCGGTATATTCGATCTGGTTTTGGATTGATATTTCTTGTTCGGTATTGAGATAAACCAAATCAGCTTTTTCTTTAATGCCGTTTGTTCCTTCCCAATCCAACAGAGTACCAATGTCATTATTGAACCATCTGAGGGTGATCATATCGCCGGATTCAAATGTTCTTCCAAACTTAATATCGGTAATATTACCCTCGTCATCCAATACGATAGAATAATCAGTAGATGACGGAATCCAGTTGCCGCCATTATCCCAACACATTTGTTGAGTATCACCAATTGCATTCTCGCAGATGAACATTGGCAAATCGCCCGCCCCTGCTCGATTAAGCATCGTCCCATTTAGAAGAACTTCAAGCGAATTTGGATTTATTCTATTGTTTGGCTGAATATCGAATTCGTCAATAGTGAAATCAGTTTTTGTCGAAATATCTCCAACCCAAATTTCACCAGGCGATGACGTTTTTTGTGTTGTTGATGCATCAAAAATCTGAATATTCTTAAGGTTATATGAACTCCGGTAAGAAGCGATTCCATCCATGTAGGTGACAATTGTTACGGTATCACCCTTTTTGATATCAATATCGCGAATTCGAATACTTCTACCATCTAATGGCAGAACCGATGTCGAATTGGATGGGTCGATAGATCCATAGTTCGAGTTTTCGTTTAGAGTGTCGCCGTAATACAGCAAGTTACCGCGTAGATAGACTTCGAGGTTTGCAATATTGTAATTTGTTGTCCCGAACACATTAGGAAAATCGGTTT